GCATCCGCCGTCAGGAATGGATGGCCGCGCAGCTCTTGATTAACGGTGAATATGACGTAGAGGGCTTCGCCGACGACGGCAGCCTTGCACACGTCGATACCATCTCTTTCCCGGAATTCACGAACAAAACGACCTTGACCGGCTCGGGTACTTGGGATAACTCGACGGCTGATATCCTGTCTGACCTGGACGCAGCATCGCAGAAAATCCGCCGTGCAGCCGGCATGATCCCGACGATGGCCGTATGCTCCAGTACCGTTGCCAAGTACATCGTTAATAATACGAAACTGCGCGAGGCAATGATGATTCCGAGCCGTGACAACATGGCCCTGATGAGCATTCAGCCGCAGTTCGTCCGCCCGGAATTGCTCCGAGTCGGCTATATTTCGGCATTGTCTCTTGAAATCTATGCGTATGACGGCGGCTATCTCAACGAAAAGGGCGAATTCGTACCGTACATCCCGGATGATTACCTTATCCTCGGCGTGCCTGGCCGCGGCAAGCGCCTCTTTGGTGCTGTCACACAGATCGAGTCCGATGGCCAGTTCCATTCGTACCCTGGCAATGCTTACGTCCCGAAAATCATCCCGGATATGGATAACGACGTCAGCACGCTCGTCATGTCCAGTCGCTGCGTCCTTTGCCCGGAATTTCTCGATGACTGGGCGGTTATCAAAGTTAAATAGGAGGCGACAGCATGAAGATTTTAGTTAAAAGATTTTCTCTTTGCCATGACGGCACGACTTACGGCGCCGGCAGCGTCGCAGATCTTCCGGACGATGTCGCCGCTAATCTGATCCAGCAGTCGCCAAAAGAATTCGCTGCCGTCGATGTACCTGCCGCTGATGAAACACCAGCGGCGCCGGCAGCACCGGCCGCTTCCGCGGATAACAGCGGCTTGCCGCCAGTAGATGCAGAAAAACTGCGGAAAAAATGAGCCGCCGTGCCGAACGGATAGCCGCTGAATTGGCCATATTCCAGCAGGATGAGGCGCAGGACAGCGGAGCCGAGAAAAAGGCCACATTTAAGGACCAGGTAGCCGCGGACCTCGATACCTTTATCAATCCTGATGAATTCGCCGACGAGCATGACCTGAACGGCGACACGGTAAAAGCTATCGTCGAGAGCCCGACAAGCCAGGAACGGTGGATTACTGGCAAAGAGTACGGCGTATACAATGGATTGGAAGGAAATCTGTATATCGTACACTGCCGCAAGGCCGACTTATCGGCTGTGCCGGTGTATGATCAGCGCTTTGACCTGGACGGTATTATCTGTATCGTCGACAGCGTCATTGATGACATGGGTATCCTGACTATTGAATTGCATGCAGAAGTGGCGTAATTAGGAGGTGATGCGCTTGATTAGCATCGATTTGAATGAGTCGAACGTAAGGCATGTAGAACAGGTGCTGCAAAACTTTATCGGCGGCAGGAAATTGTCGACAGCTATCAAGCAGGCATCCCGCCGCGCGGCTGTGACGGCCCGTAAAGCGGGCGCACAGGAAATCCGCAATACGTACACCATCAAGGCAGGCGGCTTGAAAAGTGCAACGTCATTTAGCACCGAGGCATTCGGCACGACGCTGCACATCAAAGGCCCGGAGGAACCAGTGACGAAGTACAAAGCATCACGGCGCCGCAAGGGTATCTTTGTATCCATCAAAAAGGGAAGCGGCTCTATTGTACCGCGGTCCTTTGATATGCCAGGGCGTGGCTTTGTCGCTCGTGAAGGAAGGCCGCGGCACCCGGTAACAGGTTTATTTGGGCCTGCTGTGCCTCAGCTGTACGGCAATCCTGCCGTCGTGGCCAGGATGACCGACGAAGGCATGGAAATGTACGAAAAACGGCTCATGCACGAGCTGGAACGATTGGCGGGTGGCTAGATATGACGCCTTTAGATGTGCTAAACGATTTACGGGCATTCCTGGCGGATAAGATGACCGCGTACAGCGGCCGAACAGTAGACGGCAAAGCCATTAAATGCTTTACAGGTTTTTTGCCCAGGGCGATGACACCGGAAGCAAAAGAAAAGCTATGCCCTGCCGTCGTTGTTGGCTATTCGGGCGTAGCGGACCGGGCCGATGAGTCCGTCGTATCCGTGGTGATCTCCGTGGTGACACGGGACACGGATATGATTCACGGCGCGGATGAGCTTTTCCACATGCTCGAGTATATCCGTTTTTGCCTACTGGATGCGAATCCGGTCTGTGATAAGTACGATGTCAAGAATGGCACGATGGAGACGTCGGTACCTGATGACCAGCCGTATCCGCAATGGTGGGGCCGTATTGATTTTGAAGTACATATCCCGCAGCCGTCCGGCATTGACCCGTTTTTATTAGGAGGACCAGAACATGGACGACACAACTAAGACAGCGGCGATCACGCTGGCAGCAGCCAGCACCAGCGCCACGAAATATACCGGGCCTGTGATTTATATTGGCCCAGGCTTCCGTGATTCCCGGCTGAACCATTGCATGATCTTTGCAAATGGTATCCCGGATCCGGAGGCAAACGATGACGTATTAAAGCATTTGTTTGTTACACCGACCGAGCTGAATCAAGCCCTGGCCGACGTACAGACAAAAGGGACCGCGCTCTATACCTTTTACCAGGCCGCGGTCAGCAGACGAAAAGGGGGTAAATAGGTATGGCATTTTTCCACGGTATCAAGACATCTGAGATCGATACGGCTGTCGTGGCCACTGCGCAGACGACGGCCGGCCTTCCCGTTGTCATTGGTACAGCACCGGTCCATCTGGCCAGTGACCCGAAAATCAATGAACCCGTCATCTGCTACAGCTGGACGGAAGCCGTAAAATACTTAGGCTATCACGAAAACTGGGATAAATATTCCCTCTGTGAAGCTATGTATGCCGAATTCAAGCTGTTTGCAGTAGCACCGGTAATATTTATCAACGTGTTGAACCCGGCTAAACATAAAAAGTCTGTGGCCAGTAAGGCGGTAACGGTAGCCAATAAGACGGCGACCATTGCGGACGATGTTATCCTGAGTTCGCTGACCGTATCCGCAGCGTCGTCCGGCACGGCTGCTAAAGCCGGTACCGACTACACGGCGGCCTACGATGACGACGGCAATGTCCTGATTACGCTCCTGAAGGACGGCGCGCTGGCCAGCGCAACGTCGGTATACGTCGCTTATGACGCCATCGATACGTCGCTGATCAAGGATGCCGACATCATCGGCGGCGTCGGCAGTGACGATACAGCGACAGGCCTCGAACTCATCGACATGATTTATCCTAAGTTTAGTTTAGTGCCGGGCCTCTTGGCGGCGCCGGGCTGGAGCCAGCATCCGGAAGTCGCGGCCGTCATGGAAGCTAAGAGCAAGGAATTTAACAGCCTCTTTAGCTGTACTGTCCTGCTCGACATCGATACGACGCAGGTCAAGTCGTACAGCGGATGCAACATGTGGAAGACTGGCAATGGTTATACCCATAATAATGAGTACGTCGGCTGGCCGATGGGCCGCATCGGCGACCATTGCTATTACATGTCTACGCTGGCCATGGGCCGTATCGGTCAGACCGACGCGGACAATGACGACGTACCCTATGAGTCGCCGTCGAATAAGACGCTGCCGATTACAGGCCTCTGCTTGAAAGACGGTACAGAAGTCACACTGGACCTGACAAGGGCTAACATGCTGAACAGCCAGGGCATTGTCACGGCGCTGACATCCCCGGCAGGTTGGGTACTGTGGGGCAACTATACGGGTGCCTATCCGAGCACGACGGATCCGAAAGACGTATTCTTGTGCGTCCGCCGCATGTTCGACTGGGATGATACTGTTTTCGTCCTGACATACTGGAACCGCCTTGATAAGCCGGGCAAGCCGCGTAATATCAAGACCATCCTCGACTCGGAACGAATCCGCCTGAATGGCCTCATTTCCCGCGAATATATCTTAGGCGGCAGCATTGATTTCTTGGAAGAAGAAAATCCGACGACGGACCTCGAAGCCGGTATCTTCCGATTCCACAAAAAACGCACGCCGCCGGTACCGATGCAGGAAATTGACAGCATTTCTGAATACGATACAGCCGCATTTACGGCGCTGTTTGAATAGTGAGGTGATTAGATGTCTGATGTAAATAAAATGCCGGAAGTCCTTAACGACTATCGCGTATACGATGAAGACGGCAGTACTTTGTACGGTATCGCGAAATTCGAGCTGCCGGACTTTAAATCCATCACGCAGACGATTAAAGGCGTCGGCGTAGGCGGCGAAATCGAAGCGCCGGTCCTCGGGCAGTTTGAGTCGATGGAAACGAAGATTACGCACAACATCAACTCGGACTGGAACCTGAAATTAGTAGGCGGTCGGGCCGTCGCACTGGAAGCACGCGGTGCGAACCAGTACTGGGACAGCGGCGCGAATAAGTACGTCATGGATACGGTTCGTGTCGTCATCCGCGGCCGCTCGAAGGCGATGGCCGGCGGCTCCTGGGAACCGGCAAGCACAGTAGATGCAACGAATACCATCGAAACGACATACATCAAATACGAAGTCAATGGTAAGACGCTGCTGGAAGTTGATAAGTACGCTTATAAATTTGTCGCAGGCGGCGAGGACATCATGCAGCCTATCCGCGATGCGTTAGGTGTGTAAGGAGGTATGAGCATTGAAAAAAGAAGAACATGTCCAGACGGTTCCGGATGATCAGAAGATTAAGCTGACCCGGGCCCTGCCGGACGGCACGAAAACACTGATCCTCGATTTTGACAACGTATCCGGCTATACTCTTTTGCGTTGCGAAAAAGCGGCGAAGAAAGAAGACGCCAGTATCGTCGTACCGGCGCTGTCGCAGGTATATCAAGCGCATGTTGCTGCTATTGCGGCGAACGTCAAATATGACGACATCCTAGCCCTGACAGCTAAAGATTTTACAGCCGTCATGATTAAGACGCAGGGTTTTTTGCTCGGTACGGCATCGAAGGACCAGACGGAGGACTAACCGCCAAAAAACTGCGGCTCGATGTACTGCGGATGGCTAAATATTCGCACACGCCTATTGATTTTTTCCTCGGCCTGCCGGTGTCAGACCTGCGCGATTGGATGACGACCGTATCCGGGGAAATTAATAGGCAGAACAAGGAAATAGAAAAAGCTGGGAAGGGAGGCGGCGGCCATGGCTAACCGCGTGCTGGAAATGGCAATCGCGATCAAAGGGCAATTAGATAGCAGCGTCGGCGGGGCCATGACAAAAGCCATCGCCCAGACAAAGCAGATGCATGCGCAGATCCGCGCGGCGAATCGCGAACTGACGAATCTGCAAAAGCAGGCAGCGAAGCAGCAGGCCAGCAAGGGCTATGTCGAGTATGACACCGAGCTGGCAATGATCCAGGCGCAGGTCAAAAAGAATCAAGCCGCGAAAGAGTACGAGGCTACCATGGACCGCGTCAATGCCAAGCAGAAAGCCTCTGCAAATCTGTCCTCTGCGGTCAGCAGCCTGAAAGCAGGGGCCGTTGCGGCGGCGGCTGTCGCCGTGCCTTTAGGCCTTGCAGTCCGTGAGGCTGTACAGTTTGAATCGGCAATGTCTGACGTGCGAAAAGTCGTAGACTTTGACACGCCACAGCAGTTTAAAGAGATGGGCGACGACATCCTGCGCATGTCGCGGGAGCTGCCTATGTCTGCTGAGGGCATTGCTAAGATTGTAGCCGCTGGCGGGCAGGCCGGGATTGCCCGGGATGAGCTAAAGGGATTTGCTACCGATGCGATTAAAATGGGTGTCGCTTTTGATATCACGGCTGAGCAAGCCGGTCAGATGATGGCCAATTGGCGTACCGCTTTTGGCATGGGGCAGGATCAAGTCGTACAGCTTGCAGACCAGATTAATTACCTGTCTAATACAACCGCGGCCAGCAGTGATGCCATTTCCGACATTGTGACCCGCGTAGGGCCGCTAGGCGACGTCGCCGGTATCAGCGCCTCGCAGATTGCGGCTATTGGGGCATCTATGGCCGCCGTCGGCGTTAAGTCTGACGTTGCGGCAACAGGTATCAAAAACCTCGCTCTTGGCCTGGTAGCCGGGGCAGGCGCGACGAAGTCTCAGCAGGAAGCTTTTGCACAGTTGGGGCTGTCGGCGGAAGACGTGGCTAAGCGGATGCAGACCGATGCCCAGGGGACTATCATGGACGTCCTGAGCCGCATCAAGCAACTGCCGAAAGAAGCACAGGCAACAGCCCTAAGCGATATATTCGGCAAAGAGTCGATTGAAGCAATTGCGCCGCTGTTGACGCAGTTAGACAACTTGCAAAGTAACTTTAACAAAGTCGGGGATGCCTCGCAGTACGCGGGCTCCATGGAAGCCGAATATCAGGCCAGAGCAGGGACAACGGCAAATCAATTGCAACTTGCCAAGAATAACCTAGTCGCATTAGCGGTCAATCTTGGCAGTCTTTTGCTTCCTGCTGTGACGGCCGTAGCCGGTGCTATGGCCCGGGCAATGGGCGCCGTGGCTCAGTTTGTGTCTGAGCATCAGCAGTTGGCGACCGTTATCATTGGTACCATCGGGGCTATCGTCGGGCTGACGATGGCGGCCCTTGGCATCCGCGCTGCCGTTGCTTATTACAAGTACATGGCAGTAACTATCAACATGATTAAAAATGCGCACATTGCGGCAACCATTGCAACAAAGGCATCCGCGGCAGCGACCTTCATTGCGGCGGCGGCTCAGCGTGCTTTCGCAGTCGGTGCACGTATTGCGGCGGTTGCCCAGATGGCCCTAAATGCCGTCATGGCAATGAACCCGTTCGCGCTCGTCGTCATCGCGATTATGATTGTTGTGGCGGCGCTGGTGTATCTCTGGAATACAAACGAAAATTTCCGTGCGGCATGTATTGCAGCATGGGAAGCTATTTGCAATGCCGTATCGTCGGCATGGGATACGATTTCCTCGGCGGCGGCCGCGGCCTGGGATTATATCACGAGCGCCGTATCCGGGGCTTATGACTTTATTGTCAGCTGCTTTGACTCCATCTCTGCCGCGGCTCAGGCCGTGTGGGATGCGGCCGTCAGTGCATCACAAAGCGCCTGGGACAGCATCACATATGCTGTCGACGCGGGCGTCCAGTGGTGTATCGACAAGTGGGAAGGGCTGAAAGAGGCCTTTTCTCATCCAATCGATGCCGTCGTCAATTTCATCAAAGGCGGCGACAGTGATGCTGCTTCCGCCGCGGGCCAGTCTGCAAGCGGCGGCGTTTTCAATCATCCGTATCTGACGTGGGTAGCAGAAGCGGGCTATCCGGAAGTCATCGTACCTATCACTCACGATGCAAACGCCTACAATTTATGGGCTACGGCCGGGCAAATGCTCGGCGTCGGGCCTGCGGCGATGCCAGCGATGACCGGTGTACCCGCGACGGCGCCTTCCGGCAATTCGGCACAGATTACGTTTGCGCCGACGATTAATGTCCAGGGCGGCAGCCCGGGGACGGAACAGCGGATTTCCCAGCTTATGGACCAGAAAATGCGCGAGTTTGGCAGCATGATGAAGCGATGGGCAGCAAATCAGAGGAGGTTGAGCTATGAGTAGTACCTATAGCACCATACAAGGCGATATGTGGGATCTGATATCCTATCGCGTGTACGGTACTGAAAAGTACGTCAAAAACCTGCTGGAAGCGAATCCACAATATAGGAATGTCGTCGTCTTCCCGGCGGGGCTGACGCTCATCTGCCCGGATATCCCGTCCAGTGTATCATCTATTTTACCTCCATGGAAGCGGTGATCTAATTGGCATTATTGAAAAAGCTGCAAGCGGACCTCAAGAAAATCGAGGCTCAGGCCATGGCGGGCGTCGTTGCCCAGGAGCACTTGGGCCGTCGGGCATGGCTGCAAGTGACGTACGATAATAAAGACATCTCCGAGGCGCTGGCTGAGTACCTGATCAGCGCCAGCTACACCGACAATCTATCCGGGCAGGTAGACGATATCTCGCTGACGCTGGAAGACAAAGACGGCTTGTGGCAGGGCGATTGGATGCCGACGAAAGGCGCTACACTCGATGTCACTTTATGCACGTATAACTGGCTAGGCCTGTACGACGGGGAAGCCGATGTCACGTTGGGCAAGTTCGAGGTTGACGAGATCGAGCTGTCCAGCGCGCCGGATGTCGTCACGATTAAGGCCGTGGCTATCACGGTCAGCGACGACAGCACACTTAGGAGCACACTGCGCTCGCGGACCTGGGAAAACGTTACGGTCCAGAAGGTAGCGAATGACATTGCCCTGGAAAACAACATGGACATCTGCTGGGACTGCGGTGATGACCCGGCCATCGATAAAGTCGAACAGAACGACGAATCGGATTTAGATGTATTGAAAAAAGTTTGTGATGATGCAGGCTTTGCCCTTAAAGTCACGACCGACACGATTATCGTTTTCGATGAGGCTCTGTACGAGGAAGCCGAGCCGGTAGTAGAAATCTATCATCCTGACACGCAGGAAATTATTACCGTCGCGGAAGCCGACGAGGACCATACGCCAGAGCGGATCCTACACAGTACAGGCTATTCGTTTACTTCGAAAATCCGCGATGTCTACAAGCAATGCCATGTCAAGTATGCCCAGGACAAAGATAAATCCGTCATCGAGTCCACGTTTGTGGACCCGAATAAGGAAGACGGAGCAACGCTGGAAATACATCAGCAGGTATCGACACAAGCGGAAGCGGACCGACTGGCCAAGAAGAAGCTGCGCGAGAAAAACAGCGAGGAATGCACAGGCAGCTTTAATAGTGAGGGCCAGCCGTTTTTATGCGCCGGTGAAACCGTCGAGATGATTGGGTTCGGCACGTTTTCCGGGAAATATATCATTACGCAGGCCAAGCACGATTTAAGCAGCAGTGGCTATACAACGAGTGTCGATGTGAGGAGGTGTCTGATTGGCTACTGATATTTATAAGGTATTGGCACGGTGCATCCGTGTCGGACGCGTATCGTCGGTAGACACGGCGGATGCTTCCGTCCGGGTAACATTTCCGGACCATGACAACATTGTATCCGCGCCGCTCAAGGTCCTCATGCGGGGCTGTAAGAGCGCGAAAGACTTCTGGATGCCTGCTGTCGACGACCAGGTCCTTTGTCTTTTTGTCGCCGACAGTGGTGGCAAGGGAAGCGGCGCCGGGTATGTCCTGGGGACGATTTACAGTACCGTCGATACGCCGCCGGGCGGCGGGTCCCGTGTGCTGAACGTCCCGGATGATTTGGTGATTAACTGCGGCAGCCTCAAAGTCAACGCCGGGGGCGGGGACGTCACGGTCAACGGTATATCCCTTGTCAGTCACGTACATGGCGGGGTATCGTCGGGCGGCAGTAACACAGGCAAGCCGCAGTAGAGAGGTGATACGGCATGTATATCGGGTATTTTGGTACCGTCGTATTCGGCGTGGCTGAGCATTATCTAGTCACTCCTGATGACGTTGAGCGCTCCGGTGAGGCCCGGTGGCAGACACATGACGTCATTTTAAAAAAGCCCGTGCCGCAGTTCATCGGCCCCGGGCAGGAGGAGCTGTCTTTTAAACTCCATCTCATGACCCTGTACAATGCCATGCCGTCGCAGCAGCTGGCAAAGCTCCGGGAAATGAGGGATACGGGTATCGTCTGCCCGCTCATCATCGGCGGTATGCCGGTGTCTCAAAATTACTGGTACATCGAAAGCATTGACGAGGCGGACGCGGTCTACAATGCCTACGGCAAGATAATCGCCATCACGGCGAACGTCAAGCTAAAGGAATACGACACGACGAATACAGATGAAGAGTCGACGCTGAACAAAGTCGGCAGGATTTATAACGGGATTACGACTTTATTTGGGAGAGGAGGATTGTAATGCAATACGAAATCACAGCAAAGGACCCAGCGGCGGTTGACATGTCGCCGAAAACGGAAGCCCTCGAGATTTTGCAGAACATCCGGACCATCTTATCCACGCAAAAAGGTACGATCCCGCTCGATCGTGAATTTGGCCTGGACAGTACTGTCATTGATTTGCCGGTGACACTGGCCCGGGCTAAACTGACGAATGAGATTTTTCAGGCTATTAAGCGGTATGAGCCGCGCGTAAAAGTCGACAGCATCACATTCACCGGGGATATCTCCGGTAAGCTCGTCCCTAAGGTGGTGATTACCATATGAAATTAGCTGATCTGCCGGATATCGAATTCGTCGACGCCGACGAGGAAAAAGTAAAAGCTGCGATTTTCAATGACTATACCGCCATTACAGGCCGTACACTGTCGCAAGGGGACCCGGTCCGGCTTTTCCTTTTAGTTGTCGCCGAGGCTATCATCCGGCTGATGAATAACCAGAACTACGTCGGCAAGCAAAACCTATTGAAATACGCCACCGGGGATAACCTCGACGCGCTGGGGGCTTTTTCTGACACGGACCGCATCCCCGCTTCTGCGGCTACGACAACACTGCAAATCACGCTGTCGGCAGCACGGACGCAAGAGACAATCGTGCCTGCGGGTACCCGTGTAGCCAGTCCGGATGGCCTCTACTTTGCAACAAATGAGGATGCGGCTGTCCTTGCAGGTAGTACGACGACGACCGTCAAAGCGACATGCCAGGCCGTCGGCGATAAGGGGAACGGCTATCTTCCGGGCGAAATCAAAAACGTCGTTGACCCGGTGGCATACGTTGCCTCTATCGTCAACACGACGACCAGCGCAGGCGGGGCCGACGTCGAGGATGATGACGATTATCGCGAACGAATCCACGAGGCGCCGGAACGGTTTTCCACGGCCGGGCCAACAGGGGCTTATGAGTACTGGGCAAAGACCGCGAACAGCGGCATCATCGACGTGGCCATTAGCAGCCCGGCTGCGGGTACTGTCGAAATCCGGCCGCTCTTAGAAGGCGGGAAGCTGCCAGAGCAGGAACTATTGGACACAGTAAAATCTATTGTATCCGCGGACAAGGTCCGCCCATTGACGGACAATGTCACAGTCCTGGCGCCGGAAGCGGTGGCGTATGACATCAACCTGACCTACTACGTTGACGCGGGTACATCGGAAGCGACCGTCAAAGCCGCGGTAACGTCTGCGATTGACACATATCGGCTGTGGCAGAAGTCAAAGATTGGCCGGGACATCAATCCGTCGCGGCTCATCGCGGACATCATGGCCGTGCCGGGTGTCAAGCGCGTAAACGTGACATCGCCAGTATTTAAAGAGCTGACCGCTACACAGGTAGCCCAGGAAAATTCGACGATCAGCGCCGTACTCGGAGGGAGTGAAGACGAATGATGACGGACAGCGATTATAAAATCGCGGAAAACCTGCCGACGTCGATTGATCTTGACCCTATCCCGGACCTTGCGCGCGTTGTCGATGATGAACTGGCCGACATCAATCCCGATTTGCTTTTGATTTATCCGGCTATTGATTCGCTGGGCAGTACCTTAGTTGATTATCTGGCCGAACAGATGCACGTCGACGAATACGACAGCACGGCGGCGATGGACGTCAGGCGCCAGCAAGTCAAAGAATCCTTTTTGCTCCACAAATTCAAGGGCACGAAATGGGCGGTACAGCGTGCCGTCGCTACGGTGTATCGGTCAGCAGTAGTCCAGGAGTGGCCTGAATACGGCGGCACGGCGTATCACTTCCGTGTTACGCTCATCACGGCGCCGCTGTCGGGTACCGCGCTGATTGATAAAATGGCCCGGCTCATCAATGCATACAAAAATACGCGCTCCTGGCTGGACTACGTACAATTTATCCGTCGGTGCAGCGGCGAGGTAAAATTTGGCGCGAACATGAACATCGTCCGCAGTACGACGATTACATTTGACCTCAAGCGGACGTACATCGCACAAAAGAGCATCCACATTGTCGCCGGCGTAGGCGAATTTAGGGAGGTACAGATTAATGGCGAATTGGAATAAGATCACGATGACTGACGTCGGCGCGACATTGCAGGCGAAAATCAACGCCGGGCTGACGACGCTCAAATTTACGCGCGTAGCGATTGGCTCCGGTACACGTACTGGCGAATTAGGCAGCGCGACAGGGCTAGTCAAAGAGGAAATGACGCTGGGCATCAATAAGATCACGCAGAGCGGCAATACAGTAACAATTGAATTGACCATCAGCAATAGCGGCGTCAAGACAGGCTTTAAAATTACGGAAATGGGGCTTTTCGCCACGGATCCGGACGCCGGGGAAATCATGTATGTCGCACTGACCGACGATAACCCGGACTATATGCCGGCTGAGGGCGGCAGTACTGTCGTACAGCAGGAATTCCAGTTGCAGTTTACGATGAGCAACACCGGCAGCGTATCGGCGACGATTAATCCGAATGGCTTTTTAACCGTGGCTCATAACAGTGATGAGGCCGCACACGAAAACATCCTGATGGTGACAACGACGGCTAATAAACCGGCGTCCATGTCGGAGCGCGGCATGTGGGTTGAGCTCGTCGAATAGTGAGGTGATACAATGCTGAAAATCAAAGGCATGGATATCTACTACATCCGCGGCGACGATGACTCTTTCAGCGTGCAGCCGACAACAGCAGACGGCACAGCCATCACGGGCTATACAGGGACCTTTTCCGTGAAACGGACCTACGATGACACGGACTACGTCCTGCAAATCGCGATGGACGGTGCTGTCGTCGATTTGTCGCACGAAAAGACACAGGGCCTTACCTACGGCGATTACGTATGGGACGTTCAGTTGGTGCTGGGCGACGGCACACATCAGACCATCGGCCCGGGCAAATTCCACTTGCTGCCGGATGTCACGATGTAACGGGAGGCGCCTATGGAAAAATTACGGGCGGTATTAACCGCACGATCGCCGGCGCTGTCGGCTAAGCTGTCGACGGGGAATACCATGACCGTCGGCATGGGCAGTGCCGTCGGTAAGGGCACGGTTTATACGCCGCATATCACAGATGATGGTATTCTGAGCTGGACAAATGACGGCAACCGTGACAATCCTGCGCCGACGAATATCAAGGGCCCAAAGGGCGATACAGGGCCGCAGGGCCCCGTAGGACCGCAAGGACCTGCCGGGTGTGACGGTGTAGCAGAAACAATCCTGAACATGGATATCGACGCATTATTTTAGGAGGGCATTATGGCGACAAAATTTTTAGACCTCGACGGTCTTAAATATTTTAAAACAAAGGTGGAATCGCTGTTTTCAGGGAAATTTGTTCCGCAGGGCCTCACAATCAATGGCCAGACGCTGAACACGGCAAACATTACGATTACAGATGACACCAAACTGAGCAAAACAGATGCAAGTACACTGTATTTGACTAAAGCGGATGCGAGTACAACTTATCTCGGCATCAGTGCTAAAGCGGCGACAGCAGGAGCGGCAGACACGGCGGCGAAACTGGCCACGGCCCGCACGATTAATGGTGTCAGCTTTGACGGCTCGGCCAACATTACGATTAATGCAGTAGACAGCACCCCCCGGATTGCATCGTCGCTCATCGGCGCAGCTAACGGCGTAGCCCCCCTGGGCAGCGATAAGAAAATCCCGGCGGTGTACATCCCCGGAGACATCGGGCAGGTAGTCGAGGGCTATTACAGCGGCGGCATATTTTATAAAGAGTCGACACATACAACGGAAATCACAGGCTCGACCAACACCATGTACGTCGATATTGGCAGCACCGACAATGACGTCTATCGCTGGTCCGGCACAGCCTACATCCTCATCAACGACGCCGTTAGCACGGCAGATAAAGCGGTCCGGGATGGGGACGGAAATACCATCAGTACAACGTATGTCAAGGCCGTAAGTGGCAAAGGGCTGAGCACTAATGACTATACGACCGCTGAAAAGAGCAAGCTCGCAGGGCTCAGCAATTACACGCTGCCGACAGCGACATCGACCGTCCTGGGCGGTGTCAAAACCGGGAGTAATATTACGGTATCGAGTGGCGTCATCTCGGTCAATAAAGCCAACGTGATAGCGGCCCTTGGATATACTCCGCAGGACGCGGCATCGGTAGTGACGTACAGCGCACTTAGCGAGACTGAAATTGATACGGCATTTGCTTAGGCGGTGACGGCTATGGCAACAAAATTTTTGGATTTAGCCGGGCTCAAATATGCTGTCGCGAAACTCAAAACACTGATCAGCGCCAAACAGGACAAACTGACATTTGACAGCACGCCGACTTCCGGCAGCAGTAACCCGGTAACAAGTGATGGTATCTATCAGGCGCTTAATAACGGCGTCACGGTCAGCATTGAGCCGTCAGCAGGTACAACGACATGGATAGAAGTACCGACGGAAAATCTCTACGTCGGCGGCACGCAGCCGACATCGCAGAACACGATATGGCTGGAAGTCAAGGAATAGGAGGACAATCATGAGCATTTTAAAAGGCATCTTACATCACTATAACAAAACGAATAGCGCATACGATACCATTCGCCCGGAAACCGAAGTAGCTCAGGTCACGGACTGGAACCAGGGCATCGTCGGCACACTCGCCAGCACGGCCCTCGGCAGCCTTGTCACAACGCTGAGCAGCGACAGCCTGCTGGCCAAGCTCATCGAAAAAGTACTGTCGGCAACCGGCGTCAAGTACCAGACCGGCCAGAATGGGTATCTTTGCCTAGGCTCGCTTTTTGGCGGCTTAATTATACAGTGGGGAGTTGCTGGCCGGGCAGACCTTGGAGTAACTTTCCCATTTGCCTTTAGCCAATTGTTTGCCGTCATGCCTGTCTGGGCCACTGGCGGGACCGATCAGGCCTACGCTTGGACTATTAGCACGTACTCAACTACAGGATTTACCGTTTATCAGCAAGGAAAGGCTGTCGGCGTGTTTTATATTGCAATAGGGATGTAGACAGTGGATAAAAGAATCCGGTATAGAAGTAAAATGCACTTACCCTCTGGCAATGATGCAGTTTTTGACAGCGGCCGTTTCGCATCTTGACAACTCGCCAAATATTTATCATGACAGGGTGGTACTGTTTCAGATTCATGCTCCGTCAAATACTTCTTTAACGGTTGTATCACAAACAACATCTGGAAACCCAGAGTTTTTTGTTTTGATAATCGGAAGGTAAACAGTGGGGAATTATACCCGTCTCTACAGATAATGCGCAAAGCCCGCATCAGGCCTCTCAAGCACTTCCGGTGACAGCCAGCAATTTCTTGCAAGGAACCGCAGTTTACGACTATCCTGATGCCGCATCTATCCCCGTTGCAGCTATTTCATGTAATGCAACTGCTGTTACTGCCGGCGCTCAACTGATTCCTGGATATACCGGTGATCCGGTGAGAATCAGATGGATTGCTTTATTCAATTAGACATTGGGGAATAGTCAGGCAGCAGGCTAGTGGTTCCTCAATATTTTTCCCCATCGAATTTTTGCAAAAGGCGTATATTGTAGGTATCACAGATATTTCAGACGGAGATGATAATATAATTGGTTGCTATTCTGCGGGAAACATAACAAATACGAAATTTACTCTAAAAGGTACACCTGTTAATACTGGCTCGATCTCGTCATATTGGGCTTTGTGGTTTTGTATAGGGCAGTAGACAGTGGGGAAGCAATGTTCTCAATCTGAACGGTTTCACTCAGGAAATTACTCTCCCGCTAAATATTAACTATGCCGCCGCTGCTGTTGCAACCATGCGATCAGGCGACTTTCCTGGCTACGTAGCTAGTCCATATTGGTCAGAATGTACAAGAACAACCATCCGGATAACCCCTGATTACGAAGTTGATCAAGGATATGCTGGTACTGGACAAGCTACAGTAACATGGATTTTGATTTCGCTTTAGACAGTGGGGATATTCTCTGTATGGCTATGTGGTGTTCCCGATTCAATTTACATCTTTTAGAAAAATAGCAATATTTCATGCGGGTAATAACTTTATGATAGCTAAGGCATTAGAGGATAACTCACTTAACGGTTTTACACTTTCAATTAAAGACTTATCAGAACCGAGCACTAATGCAGTTGATGCTGATGGGTTCTATGACGCTCACTACATCGCAATTGGAAAATAACAAGCTACTTGCAAATTGCAATCCACTGTCCCCAAAGGTTGGTAACCTGGACTTGGGAGTTGGCGGATACTCTTACACCGTCGATCATAAATTTACCGTTTTGGTAGTTGCTTGTAGTTAAAATTAATACAGTTTCCTCAGCGTTCATGTCGTTAGCTACTACTGCTAAAGGAAGCGCGCTTATCGGGAGTATAACATATGATCTCACAGGGACATCACTAACGGTTCCCCACTGTTGAAAGGAGATAAATGAAATGACCGAACGCGACAAATCCGTATACCTCATGCTCGGTACTGACGCAGAGAAAAAACGGCCCAGTGTTGTGTGTGGCGAGGTAAATAACGCAATTTACGCGATGAAAGTGGTGGCCGAAAGCTACGGCGTAGTTTTCAGCGATGCCGTCATTGACCGGTTATACAGAGAATTAGACGATCATCTAAACCGGATGCAAGTTCCATGATTATCAATATATTTTAGATAAATGAGAAATAGAGTATTAACTGCATCATCGGTAGTCCGCATCAAATAAAATCATGAGAGGATGCAGATTTACAGATTTTTAAAGTATCAATAGTAACAGTAAAAGAGCCGCGTAGCAGACGTATTTTATGCATCTGTATGCGGCTCGTGTAGTATCGCATTAGTAACAAATCATTTGAGTAATTCGATGCATTTACGGAGCTGTCGCAGGTTTTTGTGCGTGTAGACTCGCTCCGTAATGTCACCGCCGGCATGGCCGAGGATGCGGCGTTTTGCTGTCTCGTTCGCGCCGGCATTATCAAGCAGTGTGGCTACGGTATGTCGGCAGTCGTGCGTTGTGTGCCCATCAGCACGGATGAGATGCATGACAGAACGCCAGATTGTGCAGTACCGGCCATAGTTGTACGACCGTCCCGTATAATCGCAGATAAGCGCATCACCTGGGCAGGCCATGCGGGCTTCTATGAGTGGTGCGATGCGATGATGTATGGGGATGAGGCGGATGCCAGCGGCGGTTTTGCTCCGTGTGATGCGGATATAGCGTTGACGAAGATGGACGTCAGCTTTTTCTAGCTGTAGCATTTCGCCACAGCGCATCCCGGTATAGAGCAGAATAAGGACCGTATCGACGCCAGGACTGTCCACAGACTTCCATAAGCGGTTGATTTTCTGCCGGCTGAACGTGTGATGCGGCCGGACCGGTCGATTGCGTCCGATAGAGAGCAGCGGCGCGTAGTTGGTTGTAGCCAGCTCGATTTTGTCTGCGTATTTAAGCAGCAGAGAAATA